CTAATTACAAGCAACAACCCATAATTGATCCAGTCTCGTTGTAAAACTCCGACTCATCATCTCCCGACGCATACCCCAATCTGGATTGACGGGCACGCTGGCTGATCGGAGCGTCCCCCTGCCCCATCGCCCGTTGATCTGGTCCAACACCGCCATTAACTTCGTGGCGTCGGCTGGTTGGGAGGCGGCAAACAGGTCGTCGGTGTACTCTCCCTGCTGACAGAGATTCATCAACAACACCTCAGCCTTGCTGTACTTGAAGCCTGGCCGGAAGACTCGGTCGAGCGCGTCCACCGCAGCCTTGGTCAGCAACCGAACATCATCGGTGGGATACGGCAGGTCAATCAGCACTCCGTTGGCGTACTTCGCCTCCTCGGGGTTGAACATGCCGGTGCGGATGCTGACGCGGATCTTCTTGCACTGCGACTGCTGCGCCCTGAGTTTTTCCGAAGCACGCATCATGTAGGTAGCCACCGCTTCCCCGTATCTGGCTGGAACATTTCCGCAGCCTGTTGCCCGATAGCCCGTTCAAGCCTACGGCGATGTCCTGGCAGTGAAAACCGAAGAGGTGGACGTCAACGGCCAGAAGAAACTGGCCCTGTTCGCGAAGGTCGAGCCCACCAGCGACCTGATCGCCATGAACAAGGCTAAGCAAAAGATCTACACCTCCATCGAGATCGATGAGAGCTTTGCCGACACTGGCGAGGCCTACATCGTTGGCCTGGCGGTCACCGACTCGCCCGCCAGCTTGGGCACCGACGTCCTGACGTTCTCAGCGCAGAAACCCGAATCCAGCCCGTTCCAGGACCGTCACTATTCGGAAACTTCCATGTTCACCGAAGCGGTCGAGACCGAGCTGAAATTCGAGGAGATCGACGAGAAGCCGAGCATCGGCGCCCAGCTATTCAACAAGGTGCAAGCGCTGTTGAGGGGCAAGCAGGCCAGGGATGACAGCGAGTTCTCCCAGATCGGTGAAGCGGTCGAAGCCATCGCCGAACACGTCAAGGATTTGCCCGACCAACTGGCCGCCGAGAAGCAATTCTCCAAGGGGCTACAAACCCGGCTCGATCAAGTCAGCACCGAACTGACTGAGCTGAAAAACCAGCTCTCCACCGCCCAGGACCCCAACCAGAAAACGCGCCCGCAGGTATCCGGCGGCGGGAACCAGGTCATGACCGACTGCTGACTCATCAAGGGCGATCAACATGCGTAACGACACCCGAGTACTGTTCAACGCCTACCTGCAGCAACTGGCGCAACTGCATGGAGTGGCTGACGTCACCACCAAATTCACCGCAGACCCGAGCGTTGCTCAGACGCTAGAAACCCGAAAATTCAAGGATTTCCAAGCGCGCATTCGCGACGCCATCATCAAGGCTCAGGCCCTCAACCGAATCATGATCGGTTGGAACGGTATCAGCCGCGCCGCGACATCCAATCCAACCATCAACAAACTGCTCCAAGACGTGAACATCGGCTGGCTGCAAAAGATGCGCGAGGAAAACCCTGCCCGGGTCATGACCGAAGTGAAAGACGGCAGCGGTAAAATCGAAATCGGCGCCAACAAGGACTTCGAAAACATCGACGCTCTGGTCGTCAGCATGGTCAACGAGTTCATCGAACCCTGGTATCAGGAAGACACCGAGCTAGTCGTAATTTGTGGTCGCCAACTGCTGGCCGACAAATACTTCCCCATCATCAACACAGTGCAGACACCGACTGAAATGTTGGCCGCCGACATCGTTACCAGTCAGAAGCGCCTCGGCAACCTGCCGGCGGTGCGAGTGCCACACTTCCCGGCCAGCGGCCTGATGGTCACTCGCCTCGACAACCTGTCGCTGTACTGGCAGGAAGGCACGCGCCGCCGCACCGTCGTCGACAACGCCAAGCGCGACCGCATCGAAAACTTCGAGTCGGTCAACGAAAGCTATGTCATCGAAGACCTGGGCTGCGCCGCCCTGGCCGAAAACATCACCCTGAGCTGAGGCGGCCACCATGACCAACCCCTGCCGCCATCACTTTGAACGCGTCACCGCCGCTGTTGAAGCGGCGGCCACAGACCCCACCCAAACCATGGCCGGTGCCACGGCTTACGAGCATCAGTTAAATCAGCTACTGCAAGACCGCCTGCGCCTGAAACAAGTCCAGTCCAACCAGGGCAAGGCCGAACTCAAGCGCCAACTACTGCCGTGCTACGAATCTTACGTGCAAGGTATGCTGGAAGGTGGCAAGGGCGCTCAGGACGAAGTGATGACCACTGTCATGGTCTGGCGCTTCGATGCCGGCGACTTCACCGGTGGGCTCGATATCGCGACCTACGTGCTGAAGTACAGGATGGTCATGCCGGACCGCTTCGCCCGTACCGTGGGTTGCTTGGCCGCCGAGGAAGTCGCAACCGCGGCGTTCAAGGCCCAAAAGATCGGCGAACCGTTCGACCTGGCCATCCTGCATCGCACCGCCGAACTCACCGACGCCGAAGACATGCCCGACCAGGCCCGCGCCAAGCTGTTTCTCGCCATGGGCCGCGCCACGCTGGAAGGCATCACCGAAGAGGCCCCAGGCCAACCCGACCAACTTCAAGCCGGTGTGGATCTGCTGAAAAAAGCCATCGCCCTGCACGACGCCTGTGGTGGCAAGAAAGATCTGGAGCGGGCCGAACGCCTGCTCAGAAAATTTGCCGGCCCTGCCGGCTAACCGAGCGTCCCCACGCACCCCGCCGGCTCGGGGCGGATCGGTAAGGCGACATACCTAAACGTGAAGCCCCGACCACTGGCGACCTTTTTTGAGTGCTGTTCCATGAGCGGATTTCCAGGGTCCATCAGGACGGGTTGCGTGATCGCGCAGAGCGCGGTGCTATAAACGTGAAGTACTGTCGGCGCCAGTTGCTCGGCCTCACTGATTCTGATTTCGATCTCATCAGAGAGAGCTTACGCAAACACCTCCGTCTATAATTCCAGACTTTGAGGACCAGATAGTCTGCATTCAACTATTTCGCATAGGAAATAAATGAAAGACATTCGAGAAGAATACCTACGTAAAACGATTGAAAAAAACCGTCGATTGAAAAAGATGACCCTGAAGCCTTAGAAGGATTGAAAAGAGGTCTCAAAGCTTTGCCAGACAAAATGGTTACAGATCTTTTCTATATGGCACACGGATTTTCGGATATTACCGACCTTGACTTTATGGTTATTCGCGCAGACATCCTTGTTGACAGGGCGAGGCGAGATTTGGCCGAAACGATTGCCTTTAAGCCTATCCCTGAACAAATGGGATCTAGCGCAGTGCGAAATTTTGTAAACCTAATGACATATGAAGATCTACCTCTACTTAAAGCAGCCAAACATTTAAGTGATGCTCGCAATATTATTGCACACAAACTCCACGGCAATTATGACAATCACCTAAAACAGTTTTATAAAGCATTAGAGGTTCATCAAACCGAGGATCCCGACTTTTTCAACGCAGCCGTGATAATCATGCTAACAATGATTTCAAACGAACGCGACAGCTGGGAAGAAAGAAAACAAAACCGCTCATAAAGCAATTATATTTCAATCTTTTCGGTATATCACCAAACTAATCCATGGCGCCAATGCGCCATGGCGAGTTTGAATCCCTACTACATCATGGATTTGTAACATAACCAACTTGTAAGGGCATACCATTCGGATACCTACCCCATATCCTTCCTTGACTATCAACACCATAACTAACGTACCCCGTAGCATACATCCACACAAAATCAGGCATTGTCGGTGGTGTTTTACGCCCCACAGGCACAACTTGATTTTGTGGAGTTATCGCAACTATGTCATTGGTAGAGGTAACATAGTAAGAGTAAGGATCTTGTGGGAAAACAGCCCTGAGCACATAGGCTGGAGTTGTAGGCTGAGTTGGAGATGGACCGGTGCTTGGCGATGTCGGCACCGGCTGTGGGGTAGGTGTGCTATTTGGCACCGTATCGCTGGGCTTGTTTGTGTTCAAATCACGTGCAGCCATCCAGCCATTTGCAATCGCAGCAAGTCTAGCCTGCTTGGCCGGATGGGTCGGGCTCCCCTGCTCAGAGCCAATCGCTCTCATAGCTGTTTGCGCATTGTCTAAAGACGCCCCCATTCTCTGGAGAATAAAGCCAGAATACTTATCAGCCTCTAACTCAATTTCCGGCCTGCTGCCACCGGCTTGGAGAGTATGGCCTTGAAGATGGTGACCAATTTCGTGTGCCAAAATGCTTATTTTTACCCAGTCGTTTTTGGTAGCGTCTTGGATTCCCTCCATAAAGGTCTGATTATAGAGAATCATCCGCTGAGGTCCCTGGATGACAGCAGCCGCATTCGGCACGTTTGCGGCTTTGATAACAAAATTCGGTTCTAAACCAGCGTATGACATCACCTTTCCTAGGGCTTTGGTTGCTTCGTTGTCTGAGGCGAAACCATAAACGTCCTCGGCATAGGCTGTTCCCTCATAATTACAAGATTGCTCCATGTCAATTCGATCTATTGCAGAAGCCGAAGACATGGAGCCTAGAGCTACCACGAGCGCTATTAATTTCCCGTTCATTTGGCTTAACCTCCATTCTTGGCTGGAAATACAATGATGCTAGTCGGTAAATATCACTTTGCCAGCCCTCAACTCAATCGATAATAAATATCATCCCCGACTGGTCGCCACCTCACGGGACGCCCATCGCGCGCGCAACCTGAAGCCATTCAACAAACAGCCCAATGGCGGCGAATCAAGACTCCCTTGGTTGGGCCCATCCCAGTTGCCGGGAAACGTGTCGTGGTTAAGGATACGATCGTCAACCAACACTCAACACGAGGCGTCGCTGTATCAGGGCTTCAATAGATCGCTTCAGGCGAATGAATGCTCTAGTCTAATTTTAATGCTAAGGATTGTATAAAAATGAACAGAAGCAGAAGTTATCGGCTCGCCACACTAATGACAACGGCAATTTTATTCATGTTCGTCATTTCACCACTAATCGGTTTTTTTGAACATCAAAGACTGGCTTTAAATCTAGCGATGCTAGGCACATTTGTCTGCTTCATTATTTTGCTAGAAATGAGACAAGACCGGGTATTAAAAGGGGTATTTCTTATCGGGTTTGGTGTTCTATACCAACTTGTCTACCCTAAATACCTTTTTGCCTTTGTAGATAAAACCCACACCCCACAAGATGCTCTTGAGCATTTCGAGGTAATTGGTCAGGTGATGCTACTAGCTTGCTCTGGCGCTGGCGGCAGCATCATTGCCTTGCATGCTGATAAATCCTCAAGCGATAACGAATCCACCCTCGATCACACGCCGACGATAAACACCAACTTAGAAAAAGCAATATTAGACAACACGACACGCATCGAACAAGTAACCAAAACGACAACACAAATAACAAAAAGCATCAACATAATAATTATAGTAACTACTTTCAACCTTGTCGCAACGATGGTACTATTGGCCTTAGCCATATTGAAATGACCGTATTGCTGAGCAAGTGACGCCAAATTCGGCGCCACTCTGAACACTAAGATCCATTCATGTCCAGCTGGCTGGCAAGCCGTTCGGAACAATTTTAATCGAATAGCTTCCTCCCATTTTTTCTTTGGAGTCACCCTCAATAATTAATGAGTTATCGGCAGGATCAAAAGCGTAAGATTGGAACCTATGAGATAGCTCTAGGTGATGAGTCTCTGCTGACAGCTCATCACCTTCCATAATATTAACCGTCCCGTCTTTATTTCCATTTCTAATAATATGCACAGCGTTTACGCTATGTTCTTGCCCGCGCCTCGCAGATTGGTAAATAACATTTGCAGAAAAAAACAGGTGACCCGCGCCTTGAACTTTAAAATTACTGGCACCGTCCCACGCTTCTCTTAACTCTGTAACAGCCATCAACCCTTTCATTTTCCATCCTTACAATCGGCACGACGCCACTTACGTTTGAACGCGAATTAGAAGTCTAATTTCAGCGCCTGTAAAGACTATCGATACAAGCTCTTCTAGATGAAAGCCTGATCGTGGAACGTCAACATGCCATGAACAACCTACTCACCCTCACCCGCCTAATCGAAAACCTCATCCGCTACGGCACCATCGCCTCCGTCCAGATGATGCCTCCACGTGATTGAGTACGACAGCACTATCCACCACCTCAAAGCCACCCTCACCGATGGCGGCAGCACCACTCTGATCAGCCCCGGCGGCATCAACCTGATCGGCGACATCACGCACAAGGGCGATTACACCCAAACCGGCAACCAGACAGTCACCGGAAAGGTCACCGTCTCGGAGGACGTGGTGGCCGCCGGCATCAGCCTGGTAAACCACCCTCACAGCGGCGTCACGCCTGGCAGCGGCATGACGGGGAACCCCGTATGAACCGATATACCGGCTCGCCCCTTACCACTGAAGAAAGCATCGCCCAATCAATGAGCGACATCCTCAGCACGCGCCTCGGTACCCGGGTCATGCGCCGGGAATACGGCAGCCTGTTAGGAGGCTTTGATGTCGGATTTGAAAACACGGGATACCGCAGCTCCTGGCAAGTTGAACTCAACCCCGTCAACCGGGCTGTGCTTGCCGATCAATTTTCCCATGCGCGCCAGTTCGAAGACGTGCGCCAGTGCGGCGCCCATAACCTCTCTCCTGTCGATGTCTCAGCGAGCAGGTTAACGACGACTTTGAGGCAGTCATCCGGGCCCTTGCGGACTGCGGGTATGTGGGATTTTGACGAGTGCTTAATGCTCAATATTTCGGAGTCCCCCAGCAACGTCGTCGAATATTCCTGGTCGCAGGTTATCGACGCTTGCCCCCCTTCGAGTTCCTGGCTGACGCCGCGCCAGTGGACGCAATACCTCCAGCGTCTCTCGATCCAATGGCCACGCCCCGCGGATACCTGGGCTGCCAATACTCTATTGGCAAACAAAGCCGGATCCCAGTTCGCTTTGGGCTGTACCACTTTCGTCGCTCACCCGAACGGATGGGATCAGATGGCTGAGCGACAGCGAGCGGCTGAGGATGATGGGTTCTGCCTCGGACTGGATGCGGCCAACCTTGCGGAGGCTTTCAGTGCCGGAAACGCCGTTGTTACGCAGGTGGCGGAGTGGGTTGGGCGGATCTTGAACCATCCATAGGCAAGACAGAAGATGTAGCTACAAGCTACACGCGTATATACATTAGCTACACAGCCAGGATAGAATCATCCCAAGGCTACCCTCATGGCCTGAACCTCAACGATCCACTTCACGACCGGAAGGATTCCACGATGAAAATTACAACTTCACCAACCCTACCCTAGTCATAAGGAGAGCGAGGCACTTCCTCAAACCAGCTCATAGGTGAAACATGACAGTAACAATTGAAAGCATTGAAAGATCCAAACCCGTTCCTATCAACATGAGAGCGGACGAAAAAAAACGGAACCTGATCGATCTGGCAGCTGCTATGTCCGGTCGTGATCGAACCAGCTTTATCCTGGAAGCTGCTTGTCAGAAAGCAGAGGAAGTCATTCTGGATAAGCGTCTGTTCCTTCTCGACGACGTTGCATTTGACGCATTTGAACAGGCAATGGAAGCCAACCCGATTCGAGGTAACGAGTGCCTACATCAACTTCTCGAAAGGCCCAAACGGTGGAGCTGAGAGCTCCCGAAAAGCTGAACGACGAACACATCCTGGATGAATTCGATTCGGGCGTGACGTCGATCAACGATTACCTTCAAAGGCAAGCCCGCAAAGCTCAGGCGGCAAAACAGGCCGTGGTCTATGTGGTCTGCCGCAAGGATACGCCTGTCGTGATGGGGTACTACACCCTATCCAGCGGATCGATCGCCCGGGAAAACGTTGTCCCCAAGAGTCATCAACGCAACTCGCCAAGCGTGCATCCCGTGACACTGTTGGGCCGGATGGGGATCACTTTGGCGGCTCAAGGCCAAGGCTTTGCGATTGACCTGCTGCAGGATGCAATCGAGCGGGCGATCACGGCGTCTGCCACTATTGGTTCTACCGCCATGATCGTGCATCCGCTTAATGAGCGGCTATCAGACTTCTATGCCAAATATGCTGGGTTTATACCGTGCCCTGGGCTTTCGCCTATCACGTTAATGCTGCCGCTCCGGTAATACGTCGGTCCCGCACGGATGAACTGCAGGGATACCTAGGACTAGGGTGTGGTCATTGCGACCACAGCCCCTTTGCAGGCTCTACCTGAAACTTCTTAACTCTCTGCACAGCTTATCCGGCGGCCGCCTCATGGCAGCCAGGACGAGTGCTGCTGGTGCTTTGATACTGGGTCGTCACTCCGACGATTGGGGCATTTACTCTCGCGTCTAAGCCATAAATGCCAGCACGGGAATAATTTCCTGTGGGACACGGCCCGTCAGCACGAGTAAGCGCCGCCAACCCCCATAGGACGGCGCCTTGCTGCCATCTTTGAAAGCCCTCACCCGACGATCCGATGACAGCCCCAACAGCGTCGCCAACTTGGCATCCGTGTTGTAGGCCGGAAAATGCATCTGAAAATGCCGGAAATATGCGCCGATCAGATCCCGGTGCGGTGGCTCCCACCCCTCCCGCTCGGTCAGCAAATGGGTACGCGGGTACTGGTTTTCGTCTACCTCGGTTTGCCCTGGCAGTTTCGGTGCCTTCAGGTTGGCTTGGAGCTGCGCAACGCCCGCCTTCGTCGCCACCTCGAACTCTTTAACACGGAGCCCGAAAACGAACGCAATACGGAAAGGCCCGTCAATGGGCCCTTCCTCGATACGTTGCAAAGGGGAAGCACATGACACAAGGAGTAGAGGCTCGAGGCAATTCCATACGAGTCTATTTTCGTTTTAATGGGAAGCGGTACAGGGAGCTTATACCGGGCGGAAACACGGCAGCCACCCGGGAGCAAGCGCAGCGCCTGGTGAATATCATCGAATACGAGATCCAGGCCGGCACCTTCAACTACAGCCGGCATTTCCCTAACTCAGCCAACCTGGTTGAGAACACCTTCGGTCACTACCTAGATCTGTGGCTGAAGATCAAAAGCAACAGCGTTGCCGCTACGTCTTATCGCGGCTATGCCAATAAGGCCTAGGTACATGTCCGGCCGCGCTGGGGCAAGGTGCAGATCGATCAAATTGATCATTTGGATTTGCAGGAATGGGTGCAGGACACGCTGTCGACGCGGCTGAAGAATAAGACCATTCGGGACATCATCAGCAATGTGCGACAGCTCTTTAGGCTTTACCGGACTCGCAAGAAGGTTGCACATGATCCGACTGAGGGGGCTGTTTGTGCGCCTGCCGGATCCTGAAGCACCGGACCCATTCACCAGGGCGGAGATCAAGCAGATCCTTGAGACGCCGACGCATCGCGTGCAAGAACTGTTGATGATTCAGTTCATGATTTGGGCGGGGCCGCGGGTATCGGAAACGATTGCGTTGGCTTGGGAGGACGTCGATTTGCAGCATGGGACGGTGACGTTTCGCCGCTCCAAGGTGCGTGGCGCTTATCGAGTAACGAAAACCCGGCGCTCGACTCGGAAGGTGCGGCTTCTGGAGCCAGCGTGAGATGCGCTACGCAAGATCGATGCGATGAATCCGGCTAAGAAAGCGCAGACGGTCGATATCGTTGAGCGGGACAATAAGACAGTACGACAGCATAAGTTGCACTTTGTGTTTCTGAACACCAAAAGCGGTCTGCCGCACGTGAGTGACTTCGTTGTGCGAGATCGTTTCTTCAAAGCTCACTTGAACGCGGCCGAGGTTCGCTATCGCGGGCCTGGTCAATGCCGACACACGTACGCTAGTCAGCTTCTGACAACAGGTATTGCCTCAATCGATTGGATCGCCGAGCAGATGGGACATACCAACGGAAACATGATCCGTCAGCATTACGGGATATGGATCAACGAGGATGGACCCGACGTGGTGGGGATGTTGCAACTCGCATTGAAAATTTAGTCCTGTAGACTCTACATCTATAATCGAAGTTCAATGTCCGAAACAATCATTCACCCGAGCTAGCGGGCTGAGTGTAGGGAACTTCCCCATACCTTAGCCCGCGCACCCGCACTTATACATCTAACAATTTTCTAAACTCTTCGCAACTCAATGCATTTGAAATAGTCAATATCTTATTGGGATCTTCTTTTAATTCCACCTGCGCGAAATTTTTAACTTTACCCAACAACTCTTTACCAGGAGTGAGTTGCTCACCGTATTGACCATACCATTCATCAACGAGCTTATTTACAACCGCTATGTCTTGCTGACCCGCTCTATTCAAACTTAGATCTTTACGATATCTTAAGATAAAATTCGAAAGCTTTCGCTTAGTTTCACCTTCAAGCTCAGCTATAAATTGTTTATATTTTTCTTCTGCCCTCTCCAATGAAACCCCATATACTTCATGCATATGTAATGGCGTACAAAAATACGACTCAATCTCCTGAAACTTGGTCATGAAAAAAATCAGATCATTTTTTTGACAGTCATCAATTAATTTTAACAGATCTCTATCGCCGTCTACCCTTTGATCTCGATCAATATGTACAATTACTTTCACTACCGGAATCTGCTTCCGAACAAAACCTTGAAGTATTTTTGCAAAATCTACTTTCGTACAGCCTTCATATGAATGCAGTACAAATTCATCCTCAATCAAACCGTTAGCAAGTAAAAACTTTCTCAGAAAATCTTTTTTCTCATCGATGTCATCGACTTTATCCTCTGTCACGACAATGTACTTTAAGGCCTTCTTCGAAAACAGATAGTCTGCATCTGCCGCGCCGATATCCAATAAGATCTTGCTACCTTTGACATCTTGAAAAACAGTACCATCCTGAAAATGAACGACATTTGCTTTATCTTCTAAAGCGTCCAATATGTATCTTGAGTGAGTTGAAAAAACAACCCTTAAATCGGGATTATCATTAGCACGTCTAGAAAGCTCTTTGGCTAGTAGCTTTTGTTTGGTGGGATGTATATGAGAATCCGGTTCATCCAGCAAAATTACCCTGGGGTTGAAATATTCTATATATGCAAAGATTTGAATTACCTGAAGCAGTCCAGTACCGACAGAATCCAAAGGCAATTCAAGATTGCCGTCAAATACAAAAACATGAATAAATTCTGATTTATGCTCATCAAACTTCGCAAGAACATCAATATTGGGATAAATACAATTCACCGAACCCTTGAACGAACTCCATCTTTCCGCCTCCTTACTTATGGAATATAAAATATTTCGCAGGTAATTATTACTATCACCGCGAGTAGCAGATTTCTTAACCGTAATAGCTACTTCGTATTTTTCTTGCGTAGGAACGCCAGCAATTCCTGGCACATATACACAATAAGGCTTCTCGATATCGCTTAGCTTTTCTCCCAAATCTCGCCCACTCAGGCTCGTTGTAAAACCACCATTTTTTCCTTTTGATATTTTTAACGTTGAAGTCTTACCATCGGAAAGTATGAACTCAATCCAGCTCCTAGCTTGCTTTGTTCGAGACCCCGTCAGTCGCTTCCCATGATAAAGATACTCAATATTATTGGTTGGAGTATAAAGATACTCGCTTGAGTCTAACGAGAGAGTTTTGATGCCTTTCCCCCACACCCCACCTTTAAGACTTAAAGTCTGACAACCCGAAATAGCGAATTGAATCCCTTGTATAAAGCTGCTTTTCCCAGAGTTATTTGCACCAATGAAAATATTTAGCGACGCCAAAGTGACAGCCACATCATCAATCTTTTTAAATTTCTTAATCCGAATATCCATATAATCTCAGCTCTGCACTGTTTTGTTAAATTGGCTGCGCGCCTATCTTAACCGCACTCAATATATTATTTACCTAAACAGGCCTGTCGGTAGTCCCGACACCGAGATCGGCTAGCCTGTTTAGGGAAAGCGCAATTATTGATGACGCGAAGGCCGAATACTCAGCTCAAGCTCATGGGCGACCTTTTCTTCAGGAGTGAGGGCCTTCGTGGACAACACAGCGCTAGTCACCTCACTGCTCACCTTCGTACCACAATTAGGGCAGTCAATGCTTTCACGCTCCTTACCTCCAGGAAACGTGCCACTCAGGTAAACGACTTTGAACAGCTCAGTACAGCTCGGACAGGCATATACAGTCAT